TGGGGTTGATCCTTCACCACTTGTTTCGTCTATAGAAAGACCAGTTCCAGAAACATCAATGCTCTCTACATAATCTCCAGTTGTATCTGTGCCTAATTCAATACTATTGTTTAAAATAGTTGTATTAATGCTTAATGAAATATTATCGCCAAGAGCCTCAGTAACTTGAGCAACGCCGCTAACATCGCCAGTTAATGCAACTTCAATTGTAGGGCTAGGAAGACCAGTGAGACTTCCCCAATTGCGATAATAGGAACCATGTTGCCCGTCTAATTGATCAGCATCAGTAGCTGTATCGGCATTACCCTCTAAGTCAGCAACAAGAATACCAGCAGTGCCAGATGTTACAACCTCATTCTCAATTTTGGCTTCTGGTATGAAAGTAAACTTACCAGCACTATCATCAAATCCTATAAAACCAGTTTTTGCAACACCGTCATACCAGTTAAAAGCAATACCTCTATCTTTATTATCGTCAGTAGTTGGGGCACCACTACCAAGAGTAATAATAGGATCTTCAACTGTCACAGTTGTAGAATTAACGGTGGTTGTTGTACCATTAACAGTAAAATTACCATTAACGCTTACATTTTGAGAGAATACCGTATTACCATTTGCCGCAATAGAAATAGCGTCTGGATCACCAGCACTTCCAATATAGCCATTGCTAGCTATTATTAAATTCGGGACAGATAAGCTTGATGTTCCAGAATTATATACAAAATCAGGAGATGAAACATATGTTGGTTCTGATGGATTAGCACCAAAAAATGTTACTCCACTATTATTATGGAATGGGGTATATGGATGATATGCCATTTAAAAACCTCCGTTATGTGATAAACCAGTTTGTATTGTTTGAACTTAGTGTTATAGACTCATATAAATGATGCATAGATAAAGAACTTTGGCCGTCTATGGTTTCAGAACCGCTAGGCAAAATATTAACAGTATTTGTTCCTTCAATCCACTTAATTTTAAGTTGTTTTCCACCATTTCCAGTTGCTAAAGGCATATACACATTTATGTCAGAACTACTTGAATCTATAAACAACAAATTGTCCTGTATTTCAACATTCACAGAAGATGTGACATTACTATAGTTACTAAATTTGTCTACTTCGCCAGAAGCATAAATAGCAACACCTGAAACATATTCTATTTCAAGTGTTTCTTCTGCGTTTACAGCAAGTCCAGAAACATAAACAAGATCTTCATCGTAAGCTAGTTTGTTATCATCCCAATACAAAAAGCCGTTATTAGTATCTAATACGGCTTCATCATTTGTAAATTTTAAACCAGATCCAGCTACAGTATTTAAAGACTCATCAAGATAAACTGAACGCTCTGCTGGATAGGTAATTGTTACGCTAGTTTCGCCTGCGAGATCAATTCTAGAACCACCCTCAGAGCTATCAAATATTTTATCTCTTGTTAGCTTATTATCAATAAATTGACCGTAACCAACCTCCCATTTACCATTTTCTTCAATAACATAAAACGTGTAATCGCCATTACTAATTCCAGAAGCAAAAGATTGAAAACCAGATGCAGCTGACCCAGCAAGTGTTATATCGCCACTTCCAGCAGCAGTTATGGTTTCTTTTACTCTATCAGCAACTTTGAATCCCATAATTAATGTATCCTAGTCTTATCTTACGAAGTTATAATCAAACTGCCTATTGATTTTACCATTATGATCCTGCTGCGTATTTATTTGTCCTTCTATGTCAAAACCCGTATTGATTAACCCATCAAAATCTGTAAGCGTATTCGTACTCAAGCTAAACCCAGATTCAAAATTAAGGGACATAACAAAAGTCAACGTATGTTGATTAAATGGAAATATTGGGAAAGTACCAATAATTAATCTATCGGCAGCAAACGCCGTTTCTGCAAAGGCAAACGTGCCGAATAACATATGTATATACCTCCTGGTTAGTTTGCACACCATAGTATATTACACAAAAACTAAGAAAAAAGCCACCCCGAGAATGGAGTGGCTTTCTCCCTTTTGCATAGCTAAGTCTAGACTTAGAATGAACCAGCAAGGACTCTTCTGTTATCTAGAACGGCAAAGCCAAGCTCTGCCCAGCCATAGTAACCCTGACGCTGGTGACGGTGGAGTGTTTCATCCTCCCAGACCTCAACTTCAGACTTAACTGGCATTACAAAGCTATCGTTGCTGGAACGATCAAGACCAACTACAAGCTCAACGTCGCTTGACTGGAGTGAACCGCCAAGATCGCTGGTAAAGTAAGTCTGATACTCCTGGCCATCACCAAGCTCAAAGATGTCAACTAAGTTAACACCAAATACGCGAGTGATAGCTGGGCCGTTATCGGCAGCAACATAGATATCACGACGAGACTGCTCATCAAGCTGATCAACACCCCAGTTACGGATATCCTCGACAGCCTCTGGTGAGAGGTAAAGGTCGGTTAGACGGCTATTAGCTGTTACGCTGTTACCGCCACCATTACGACGCATTACAGTCTTCATGAGGCTTACTAGACGCTTGGTAAACTGGCCAGCAGCAGCATCAGCGTCATAGACGAGAATGTTGCGGTCAACACAAGCAGCTAGAATTGTGTGCCAGCCATCATCGTTCATCTTCTTGGTGAATGATGATTCTAGAACCTGCATGGCACGAGCGACTACATTCCAATTTGCCTCACGGGCATACTTGAGAAGGAAGTCGATTGAAGATGTAATGCCATAAGTATTAATCATGACATAATCACCTTCTACATGACGTTCTGGAATTCTGCCGTTACCTGGGTTAGTATAGGCAACATGCTCCATCTCTGTGCCTGGGGCAAGAAGATCGAGTGGGAATTCTGGTGAAGCTCCTGGTTCTAGTGGCATAGCTTCGTAGATATTGGTTACAATATCACCAAAAAGAACGCCCTTACGTAGTGGAGTCTCTAGAGCCTTAGCAACTTCACGCTGTGCGGCCATAGCGACTGTCTTGTCTGAGCTACCTGACCTACGAAGTAGATCAAGAAACTCTGGTGTTGGTCTATTGTTCATCTTGTTAATCTCCTTTTTTATTTATAACTTATAGGTTTGTGTTTGGAAGGTCAATAAATACCTTAGCATAACCATCCTGGTCTGGACCAGAAAGGAAACGACCAACTAGACGGGTTGAACCATCAGCGTCTGAGTCGTCACTAGAAAGATCTGAAGCTGCAAGGTTACCACTATGAGCAAGATAAGCTGGATCGCCAGCTGCTGGATCTGTGCCCTCTAGTGAATTTGTTACAACCCAACCCTTGGTTAGGAGTGTTACCTTGCCGCCCTTCTGAACCTCATCCTTATGCTGGTTGAGATGCTGACGAGTAAGGTCGATATTGACCATATCATTTACAAGTAGACCAACTGGTACTGCACCTGATGGTACTGCTGAATATGTTACAAGAGCTGCACCCTGGTCCATAGCGGCACCAGAACCACCAGTGCTAAGAGAAACAACACCACCTCTTGTAGCAGCTTCATTCATAAAGAATGAAATATCTGTCTGTAGTGTACTACGATCTGTTTTTAGAGCCATTATGAAATCTCCTTTTAAAAGTTAATTCTTACTTATTTGACTTTAGAACGGAACCAAACCATTCTGAAGCAGCTGAACGAAGTACTTCTACTTCATCTTCTACTACAACTTCAGCAATGGCAGCTTCTGGTTCCTCAACTGCATCTAGATCATCCTCAGAAGCCTCTGAAGAATCAACTTCTTCATCGAGCTTAACTTCTTCTGCTGCTACTACTTCAACAGCCTCAGTCTCTTCTTCTGCTGTCGCAACTGGAAGTGTTTTCTGAAGTGTTGCAACAACACGACCAAATACTTCATCATCAGCATCAGCAAAATCCTCAACTGTTGAGGCGGCTGCTTCTTCTGAAAGACCAATCTCAAGAAGGCTGGCCTTACGCTTCATCATTGCTTCCTTCTTCTTCATGGCTTTGTAGTCTTCTTCCATTTCGGCCTTGTCTTTCTTAGCGGCCTCGACTTCTTCTTCCATCTTCTTAACCTTTTCCTCACCATGCTTTGTAGCTTCGGTAAGTTCAGCAACCTTTGTTTCGCTAGCGGCGAGCTTTTCAGTTAGCTCTGCAATAGTGGCTTCTGTTTCAGCACTCTTAGCTGATTCAAGCTCACCACGAAGAGCATCATTAGCTGCCTTAGCTTCTGCTAGGTCTTTCTGTAGATCAGCAATCTGCTGATTTAGTACATCGGACATATCGTTCTCCTTTATTAAAGAAATATCTAAGGCACTCGCCTTTGATTCATCGAATAGTTCGTTTCCATCCAAAATTACACTACGCGGATTAGCTGGCTTAGAAACTAGTCCTTTACCAGAGAATGCTAGATTTCTTAAAAGCCTGCCAACCTTATAGTTCTGGTATTTTCCTGTACCACCATATGCTCTTAAATGTTTTGTCAAGAATGCTGAAGCTTCTGCTCGCTTGATAACCCTAGAGCTTCCGTCTTCTCCAATAAGAGCATAATCAAACTCTGGGAAAAGGCACTCCATTGAAACAAACCATTTACCGTCTTCTATTTCAGCAACTATCTTCTGCATTCTTTCTTTTTGTTCAACGTCTGACCATGCAGTATAGATAACGGATGTGGTAAGAATATTAAATTCACTTGGTAAGTCTGCTGTATTTTCTGGAATTTCATTGCCATCTAAATCAACTACAGCATTGCCAGTAATGTGACCTATAATATCTTTTTCGTCATGCATATAGTTGAAAGGCTTATCTTCTGGAGTTTTTCTAGCGGCCCACAACTCCTGCGGATCAAAAACGTCATCATTTTTGTTCCAGCCAGTACTAACCAAAATAGAGCGAAGATAAAAAAGATCCATCTGATCCTGATTAGCCTCGCTAATTTCAGCTTTAGTTATTTTAATTTCTTCTTCTGATGGAATATATGCTTCAGCCTGAGCACAATACGCGATTGTATTGTTGGAAGCCAAGGCAGATTCCAATCCATCAAGTATTTCAGTTTCATAAATTTTCATTTAATGTCTCCCGTAAACCATTCTACACAAAAAATTAGATTACGCCTAAAATGTTCATGTTTTTGTATTACATACAAAAGAATGGGCACGAATAAATTTTATTTCGTTCGTGTTTGGCTGCCTATTATGATTGTCAATAAAGTCTTTGATATTATTATCTACTGAGTCCACAAAAGATTTTGAAACCGTGAAGCCAGAATCTACAATAGACTTTACGCGAGACTCATCCACTACATCATAAAGACTAAGGGAAGCAAATATGTTACTCTTTAGAGAATCCAATTGATATGTCTCTTCTTTGTTTAGTCCGCGAGTATCAGACTTACCAAAATGTTTTAATATTATTGGATTCATGATATCTGATATTTTTGTTTGTGCTTCAACAGCCCATAAAATTTCAGAAGCTTCAGAGGTTCTTGGGTTTACTCGTCTTCTTTGTCGTGGCTCGGTATCGGTAGCACCATCTGGGCGACCAGCTTCTTGAACTGGCTTCTGACTAATTGGGCGACCACCAACAGGAGCAGATGGTGTCGGCTTTGGAGCATCCTGAACTGGAATACCCATATCTGTTAAAAAGCTATCTTGCACCTTGTCTTTCTGTAGTGCAATTTTAGCAATATCGTCCCTAAACTGTGGTTTATGATATGGGCTTGCTTTGTCAGGTATCACATCCGATCTCCTCTGTCTTTCTTCACGGCTAACCCTAGTCTTCTCGATAAGCGGCAACTCTCCAAATCTCTCAAGAAGAGTTTCGTTAGAAATTATATCACGATCCGCAAGATCAATTAGTAGCTTGCGTTCTGTAGTCTCATCGGAAAGAATAACAGCATCAAAATGGATTTGTGCAGGCAGCCTAAAACCCATAGCTTTTCTAACAATCTCTAATTCTGCTTTCCAAAAATTCATAACAATCTCACGACCATACTCAAGTCTTTCGATAAGAGTTTTCAATGAGATATAGTTATTAGAATAACCTCCACCAGAACCAGTTGAAACACCAGTAAGGGTTGGAGGAATACCTAAACCAGCATAAATACTAGTTAGTACAGGATCATATTTTTCTTTTCCGAGAAACTTATATACCTGTGACTGCGATTCTGTGAAACGTAACTCTGGACCCCACACAAGATCCATAGTTCCGCCGCCAACGTTACTAGCTAGAATATCACGAAGCTTATCAATAGCAGCACGAGTCGGAATAATCTTATGCTCAAGATCACCAACAGTCCATAGTCTCACATTTGAAATAGCTCCATCAAGTGCGGCTAAGTCAGCAAGCTTCATTTTTTCTAGCATCTTAATATCATCTAGAATTGCATAAATCATAGGATTAGCCCAAAACTGCCAATCATCCTTTTTGTAATAATAAAACATTGTACTAGAAGGATCGAGCGGAAGTTTGTGGTCGCCTTTTCCGAGTCTTTTCTTTATGTCGTCTGGAAGAGTATTGAATATACTTTTATTACCTTGCTGGGTTTTAATTAAAGAATTATAGGTATATTTTGATAGATTTAATACATATTCTGGTTGACCCAATGACCCAGTTCCGCTGTCTGTTATCTCTACAGCCAAAGGATTAATAAAATCATAACGCCAAGGAACCTCTCGTCTGTTTGCTTGAGGTAGCTCAATCTCTATCATTTCATTTTTTGCAGCACGAACGATCTCTTTTTCATTTTCTCGTGAAAGCTTTGCGTTTCTACGTCGAACAACGACATTTCCGCATCTGTACAAATAGTTTAAGAACCTCTCTGTTCTGTCGTAACCACTAACCTGAGCAAACCATTTACGAAAGAATTTTTCTATAGAAGGATTTGGATGGTATAACTGCATTCCCTGAGCACCAAAATCGCTCATAAGATCAATAACATTTCTAACGATGCCAACCTTGTCGTAGGCCATCATGCACTGTTTCATGATACGCTTTTGAAAAATTGGAGTAGCTTCTCCAGGCCTAAAAGCATCATAATCACTACGAGTAAAAGATGGTCTTACTGATCTGCCAGACTCCACATCCAAAAAAGTTTGACGATTGTAATATGCTTCTGATTTTTGCACACCAGTATATGCGTCTATATTGCTAGCTGTGCTTTTATATGCATCTTGTTTTCCTGTTTCATTGTCCCAAGTAAGATATAGAGATTCTTCTGACATATTCCTGGCTCCATTAATGTAAGTAAAGCAATTAGATTGCTATTAGATTATCAATCTGATTACTGTTACATACACAAAAATTAATAGACACCATTTATTTGATCGGTAAACCAATTCGGGCCATGATACATTTTTTCATTTTTAAATTTTGAGCCATTAGAGCCAATAGCAAAACCTCCTATTGTGCTATAGTCAATTATCTTTTTTTCTACAACATAATTACGGGCAGACATGTTTGCTATCAAAAGTGATGAATAGCGGTCCTTACGTAGCCTATTCTTTTTCCCTGGTGCCGTTTTAACTTCTGGGGTATCCCATCTTTCACGACCAGAACCTGTTTGCGTCATAACTATCATAGATAACTCGTCTTTAAGTTCTTCAATCTCCATAACACAATCTTCAAGAGTATTGTACCTTCTGCCAGCTATTTTATCTTGCTCAATAGACAAACCAATACTAGCGGAATCAAAAAAAGGAAACAACAAAACCCTATCCTCTAAGTCTTTTCTCATCCCGTGATTAGCTTCAGCAAGCCAATCAGCCTTAGCGAATTGACAAACTTTAATAATATGCAGGCCGTGTTCATCGTCTGTGTCTTTTGGCTTATCCTCATCTATTGTCGGCCAAATTGGCACTTGGCCTTCTGGTATCTTGTCCTTATCTTTGAGGGCTTCCATTACCGCAATTCCACCACCCTGAGCATCGAGAGCAATTTCAACACATGGAAAAACCTGCATTAGGCTGCGAATTTTTTTTGCACAATAAGCGTAAAAATCTGATTCAGTAGTTAAGTTAGATTTAATCTGATCTTTATGTTGTGATCTATTTGTAGTCCAGACATTTACAATTCGTCTATGATCTCCGTTTAACTCAACAACCACAATACTGAAATTATCTACTTCAGAGGCTGGGTCAACACCAAACACATATCTTTTTTTTGGATTACCTTTTAGCATTGCTTCAAAATGAATAGTTTCCCCTCCAAGGTTTATTGGTTTAAGCTGAGAGCATGTACAGGACTCAATAAGACTACGCTTAAAAAAGCCCTGGCTATCAGTTGTAAAACAGGCACCATATTCCATCTGATATATGCCAGCATGAACAGTGGCTTTTGCTCTGGTTATCTGTGCTTCGTCCATAAATCCTTCTGGAAGCTTTTCTACTGGCATACGAATAACAGAATAATCTTTCCAATTAAAAGAAGGTGGAGGATCTTCGCCAAAAATTTCCTTCAATAAATGAGTAGAGCCGCCACTATTCACTATAGAGCGATATCTCTTCCAATACTCGGCAAAATGATTAAAATCATAATAAGCAGTTCCAGATAATATAATCTGATTTGACTGCTCCTTTGTAAGATCTACTTCTTGGCTGTCTTCCTCTAAGGTTATGCCAAGCTCTTTTGCTTTTTTAGCTTTGGCTTTTTGTTTTACTTTTTCTATAGGAGAAGCAGATACTGCGGCAAAACCAGCAACAACATTTTCAAAAATATCTCTCGGTATAGAAGCAAACTCATCAGCGATAATATCATTAGCTCTCTGACCTCTAATCTTTGAGCCATCGCCTAAAGGTAGACATGTTACAGTACTCTGGTTTATTCTCATAACACATCTATCAACGTCTCTGCTTGGACCACTATTGTTGTCACATAAATCTCTTAATATTGGAGCGTTTTTCCAAATCGTATCCATATATTCAAACAAAACCTTAGACTGCCTAAATGCCGCACCAACAACAATAACTTTTCGTCTAGGCATAAATAATGCACGAAGAAGAGGATAGACTGATAGTATGAAAGACTTACCCATACCTCGACTACCGATCAACATTGGAAATT